GTCTACGAGATCACGACAGAGAGCGGTAACCACTACCTCATTCGTTGTCCTGGAGAGCGCTCATACGAAACTGACGGCACCATTCGTGATGCACTATTTGCATTCCGCGTCATCAACGGCAACGAGCATCTGGTACAACTGCGCAACCTCGATCTGATCGTCTCTGCTATTCGCCGGCCAGATCTTCCGATCGGGAAGCTTCGTCCTCGTCGCATGGGCGATCTGTTTTGGACACGTCCCGGAGAAGGTGCCTACGGTTTCCAGTACTTCGAATTGAAGTAAAGAAGGCGTGAGCCGTCTTGATCTTCTCGTCGTCCGCCGGGCAATAACCCTCAAAGGGACGCATCATTGCTTCGGCGGATGACTTGTCATAAGCGCAGTCCTCGAGAATCGCTGGAATGTCAAACTCAGCGATTCCGAGCGCATTTGCCAAGTGAATTGCAACGAGTGCGGCTCGGAGTTTGTCCTCAAGCCCCGCGGCCTCACCGAAGACTGTGACCGATTCATGACCGACTCGAACTTCCCCAAGGAACGGGACGAGCTTGCCGCCCTCGTTTCTGCCGGTCACGCTTAAATAGATTTTGCGTTCCATCAGATCTCCTCCTTATTGCTCATTACCGACTCACCTCTTTTGACAGACGCAAGAATCTGCATCAAAACATCAAGGATTTGGTTTTGCATTCGCTCCAACCTGCTCGCCAGCAGGAACTGATTGATTGCAATGAGCGCTACGGCGAGGCACAAGAAGGTGTATGACCAACTGTTGAATAACGGCATCAGATCACCTCTCATCCCGTTTGACCATGCTCGACTCAACCAGGCCGATCAGAATCTGGTCGATCTCTTCACGAAGCCTGTGCGTCGTGTCTGCCACTTGCCCGATGTCAGGAACATTCCCCGTGACGGTTCCGCTGAGTATTTCCTCGAGTTGATCGAGGCTCTTGCGAGCGGCGACAATACCCTCACCGGCCTTAGTCAAGGCCTTGTTTCTTTCGTTAATCCACTGGATCGACAATGACACCAGATTTTCGTCTTCCTTCATTTGAGCTCTCCGGTAAGTGCCCGCGTTGCGGTATTGAGTGTCGGCAAGAAGCCTTCCCTGTTTTGAAAACGATTCGTCCCGATGTATCTCTGGAGGACTTGCGCAGATCTCGTGATCCGTACAATCCGAACAAAAGCATTGGCCTCGGTCTCTTTGCCGACTTCTTTGAATACAAAGAGAGAACCGTTTGTCGTTGCTCGGTCTGCGGCAGTTACAGCTACTGGGAAGACGGCAAGGTTGTTTTTCTCAAGCCTCAAGGAGTTAAGGCTCACATAGACATGCCAAAAGACGTCGCTGAGGTTTTCAACGAAGCTCAAGCTATCTACGGAAATTCGCCACGAGCGGCGTGCGCCATGCTGCGTATTGCGGCCGAGAGACTGGTCAACCATCTCCGCCCGGGAAGCGCCAAACTTGCCGATAAAATCGCAACGCTCGACATCAACGATCTGCAAAGAGCGATCCTTGATGCCTGTCGCCTTACGGGCAACGAAGCGGTTCACCGAAACGTCATTGACTTTTCCGAATCCAACGAAGAGGCTCTCGAGACGGTCAAGCTTTTGTCGAACGGCATTAACCGCTTGGTCGACGAACTGATTACTCAGCCCAAAGAATATGAAGCCTGCATTGCCAGAATGAAGGCTGCGAGGGAGGCCAAGAGCTGACATCAGATCAACTCCTCGATGCTCATGATTCGCTTGCGCTGGCTCTCACCCTTGAAGTAGAGAAAGACGCTCGAACCATAAATGCGGTTAAAGATGCGTTCGCCCAACTTCGCCTTCAGCGTGTTGGGATTGATTTCCTTCGTGTCGGGCTTCACGTCCGGCAGAAGATTTGTGACGTAGATAGTCGGAAGGTGCTTGCTGTAGCGCACGTCCAGCAAGGACATCAGTTGTGACTCCTCGAAAGCTGAACCGTTCTGAACGCCGATCTCATCGATGACGAGGAGCGGTGCCTTTACGAGGGCGTCATAGTCTGCCGTGTCGGCCTTGAAGGCATCTGCCTTGCGAATGGCGCGGAGCACGTCCCACATCGGCACGTAGAGCCCCTGCACCTTGCCGAGAAGCTCCTGCAGAATCGCGCATGCCATCATCGTCTTGCCGGTGCCGCACTGGCCGTAGAGGCAGAAGCCGACGCCCTTTGGAGCGATCTTCTCGAAGTGGTCGACGTAGAGCCGGGCCTGGCGAAGCGCCTCACAGAGCTGCGCATTCGTCTCACGGAAGCCTTTGAGCGTCTTGCCTACGAACTCATCAGGGATGCAGGCACGTCGCACAGCGGTGTCGTGAGCAGCCTTCGCGGCCTCCTCTGCACGCTTTTTCTCGAGTGCCTCAGCTTCTGCCTTGAAGCGGTCACGCTCAGCCTTTTCTTCAGGAGAGTTCCAACGCTCCTCAGCGCACATCGGACATTCAGGCGTATGAGCAACCTTTCCGTTGACGATCGCCTGCTCGACCGTGTACTGACCGTGCTTCGGACAGGTCAGCGTCACCCTTCGGCCCCCCGTCTCCCTAAAAATCTTTACTACATCGTTCATCAAAAACTCCCGTCTCCGTAGTAGGCTTCATCAAAGATGAGCGGCTTGTTGTTGCGTGGTGTGTACGACTGGCTCTGCGGCCTGCTCTTGGCGAACTCTTCTGCTTTCGTCGCCCACGTCCTCCATGCGGCCAGCCAGTTGCTGTACCGGTTGTCTTTGGAAAGGTGGAAGTTGACGAACTTGGTGAACTCCGTCTGAGCGTTGATGCTTGGATGCTTTGCTTGTGCGTACTCAAGGTATTCAGGCGGGATAGAGTCGTCAGGCGAGAATGGGCAGCTTGTCTTTGGCTTGGCTCTTGTCGCCTTTGGCTTTTCGACCTTTTTACCGTCGTTGGTAAGATGGTCGGTTTCCCACGGCGCTTGCGCGGGCAAGCTACCTTGTTCCTCTTCCTTGTTAATTACTTGTTCTATTACTGATTCGGCTGTAGTTTTATACAGGGGTCCCCTGCACTTTCCTACAGGGGTCCCCTGTACTTTCCTACACCCCTCCCCTGTACTTTCATACAGGGGTGCAGTTTCATACAGGGGTGTACTTTCTTCACCCCCTGCATTTTCTTGCCCCCCTGTAACTTCTTGCAGGGGGGTAGGCAAAGGAAGTCGATCAAGGTGCAGGGTGAAATACCTCTTCTGGCCAGCCTTCTGAGTCGACGAAATCAACCCTAAGCTGTGTAGGGTCTTAAGCGTTGTCCTTACAAGTCGGTCGTTGACGCGAGAGATTCGCGAGATGGCTTCTGTCGACGGGAAGCAAGCCCCCGTCTCCTTGTTCAGGAAAAACGCGAGAGCTTCCAGCACATCGACCTGAGTGCGATCGGTCAAACCCGAAGCACGGACTTTATGCATAGCCTCGTAACTCATTCAAAACCTCAACGGATGGTTTTGGTCATTCGCAAAATGTCGGCAGCGAACTGGCTGACCTCCTCCGGCTTGCAGCCAGTCAGACGGCAAAACGGAGCAAGGTAGTTTCGCGTGACGGAATTCTTGGAAACCCACCGCTTAACCGTTTGACGGGAAATACCAAGGTCGTCGGCGAGTTTTTGCTGAGTGCCATATCGAGAGATGGCATCTCGAATAGAAACTTTCTTCATGTGGTACCTCATAAAAATTAATGGTACCAGTATCGTACCACACTTGGTAACCGTGTGGTACCCTAATGCGGTCCGTTTGTTGGTACCATCCGAGTACCAAAGGAGGCCTTATGTCTTTCCCTGCCCGCCTAAAAGCCCTGTTAGAAGAGCGCAAAATTTCGATGCGTGAGCTTGGCCGCCGGATCGGCACGAGTCACGTCACCGTTGGAAAATGGCTGTCTGGCATCCAGATGCCATCCGACGAGAACCTCGAGGCATTGGCCGAGTACTTCCATGTCACTCCCGCTTTCCTGAGGTTCGGCGATACGTCCCTGTCTTGCCCGCAAACCCTAGAGCCCAATGCGGACGTCGTTTCGATCCCTGTGTTCGACGTCAGGGGATCGTGCGGCTACGGCGGGGAGCTTGCCCAGACCATCCAGTTGGTCCAGATGCTCCGCGTCACCAAACAGTGGCTACTGTCAAAGTCGACCTCCTCCCTGAACTTCCAGACCCTCCACATCATCACCGCCGACGGCGACAGCATGGAACCAGGCATCAAGCGCGGCGACTTCGTCATCGTGGACACGTCACAGAGCCGCTTCATTGCCGACGGCCTCTACGCCGTTCAGTATTCAAACGCCGTCTTCATCAAGCGCGTACAGATCCACCCAGGAGGCAAGGTCGAGCTGATCTCAGACAACCCGAAGTACAGGCCGATCCAACTGGATACCTGTGAATCCGTCGAAGTGATCGGCAGAGCTGTCCTTTGCTTTAACGTGCGAGAACTCTAGCGCCCGGCTACCCTCCCCAACCCTCAATCCCGCCTCGTGCGGGATTTTTTTTTGCCCTCAAAAAATGCCCGTTGATCTAAATCAAACCATTCCATGATTTTGGTAACCCGTGGCTACCATCCTCGGTACCGTTGTGGTACCATGAACGTACCAAATGCGGAACGGCATCCGTTCCATTTGGTACCCAAGCCGCAAGGCTTGGCGTCGATGGGAAGGGCATCGAATCTCGGCACTTAGCTGTGTCGGGGACCGCCTGGGCGGCGTCTACGCCGTTGGCTAGAAGGGTCTAGCGACGCGCAGTACAGCTCAGAACGGTAGTCGCAAAGGTCGCGCATGAAAAGTGAGCGGACGGCTGGAGGGTATCTTCCAGTGCGGTTGGGTTGGGGACCACCTGAAAACGACGCAAGCTCGCCCCACGAGCTAGATCAGGATCAGTCTTCGGACAGAGGGCATGTTAGCCCCGAGCGGCCTGAGCGCAGACGATGCGCAGCCGTGACCTGATCGAAAGCCGATCTAAGCGCCTTTCCGCAGAGAGGGCTTAGGTGGGTTTTCGGTACTGAAAAAGACAAAGGACGAGAACGCTACTGTTCGGCGCTACAATCATCATTAACGCTTCACTTTTTCGTAGGGATACGCTTATGAGCGACGTAATTGCTACAGTTTGGGACTTTGATAAAACGTTGATCCATGGATACATGCAGGATCCAATTTTTAGACACTACAACGTCGATCCTAAAGAGTTCTGGGCAACAAACGAAGCTGAGATCAAGCAATACGAGGCCAGCGGTCTCGTCATTAACCGCGACTCGTACTACCTGAACAAGTTCATCAGAATGAGCGCCAAAGGGCAGCCGTTCGACGGTCTCAATAACGACAAGCTCAAAGAATTTGGCAAAAAGCTAGATTTCTTCGAGGGTGCGATAGATTTGTTTACGAGAATCACACAGCTGAATGAAGATAAAACCTATCGTGATTTCGGCATAAAATTCGAAAACTACATCGTCAGCACCGGCTTCAAAAAAATGATCGAAGGATCGGATATTGCGAGGTTGGTTACCCATATTTGGGGAGCCGAATTGATTGACACTACTGACAAAGGGGAAAAACGCCTTTCAGAAATCGCGTACAGCCTCGATAACACGACAAAGACACGCGCGCTATTCGAGATCAACAAGGGCGTAGGAATTGTCAACGGGTCGACTATCGACGTAAATACAAAGATTGCTTATGAAGATCGACGCGTCCAGTTCTGCAACATGATCTATGTGGCCGACGGCCCCAGTGACGTTCCCGCTTTTTCCGTCATGAATAAACATCATGGTGCAACGCTTGCTGTATACCCGCACGGAGATCGCAAGGCCCTCCATGAAGTCGAAAAGCTCAGAAGAGACGGGCGCGTTCAAATGATCGCAGAAGCGAATTACACGGAAGAATCCACTGCGTCTATGTGGATAATGGAGCGATTGTTGCATCAGGCTAAAGAGATCATGGACGCAAAGAAGGCGAAGTACACGAAAGAGCCAGGAACTCCGCGACATCTCGTCTGATCCAGAGCCATATGATTGCTCTCCTTTCAGCCCTCGGCACAGCCGGGGGCTTTTTTTTATTGCCTGAACATCATGCAAAAAATCAAAGACTTTGAGACCTTCGCCGCTGGGTACTTCCTCGGGCTCGGCATCAAGAAGCCGACCGCCGAAGACATCTGCCGGCTCAGCGTTGATTGCAGAGCGTTCGCCGCTGCGCTCAGCTTCTACATGTTCACAGACCCCTACGTGCTGTCGAAACTGCGAACGCCTGAGAAATACGAAGCGGTCGCGAAAAACATCGAGCGCTTCATCCAGGCACTTCCGTAAAAGGCTACGAGGGCAAACGGCGTGACGCAGATATGCGCCGGTCTGGGCGACTAGTCCCAGATTCCAAAGCCAGGGCATCTGCAGGCGAGAGGCTTTTGCGTTCACCCCGGCTCCCTCCCTCACTCACTCACCAACCAACCAGAAGGCATTCACGTGCCGCCGGCCACCTCGCGTGGCGTTCTCCTTCGGCGACATCTGAATGCCTTTTTTCATTTTTCGGAGGCGTCATGAAGCGCTTTATTACTTACCTCGACGGTCTCGCACGTCGCACTTACTTCGGCACGGACGGTACCGAGCCTCAGCGCTCTGGCGTACTCGGGTACTTCATCGAGGGCCTCGAAGGCCTGCTCGGATTCTTCGGTCTGGTGATCTTGCCGGCCATGGCGGCTGCCACCCTCTACCACTTCATCTTTGACTAGGAGGCTCGCATGAGCAACGGTTTCTACTTCGGTATGGGCGGCGTCCCGTCCGTGTATGACGAGTATCCCGACGAGCAGCCGATCCTCATTGACGGGTACGAGCTCGATCTCGACACGCTTACAGCTGGAGGCGAGCTCGTCACAATCGAAGAGTTCACCGAAGCAGCCAACGACGCGGGGCTCGACAAGGACATCATGGAGGACTGCCTCGAGGAGCTTCGCGTGCTCTGGCAGGAGCGCGAGGAGGAAGCAGCATGAGCTTCTCCGATCCGGTCCGCATCATCGATCACATACCGAAGGACTTCAACATGAAGATCAAACAGAGACATCGCGGACAGCTAAAGCCCGCGCCCAAGATCAAGGCTCAGCCGGCGAAAGCCCCTGAGCCTTTTTCATGCGAGCGCCCTGGACGCGTCTGGACGCTCATCACTTTCATCGGAGCGCTGGCCATCATCGCCGGCGTGCTCATTACTGGACACTGGGAGAGATAAATGAACGACTTCAAAGACTTCGCGCTTGAGCTGCACGAAAAGGGCATCAAGGCAACGATGGACAACGCCAGAACGTTCGTCCTTGGCAACTACGACCGCGTGCTTCCTGCCTACTGGCTAAACCCCGACGCGAGAATCAAAGCGCTCTACGCGCTGATGGAGACGCGCTACGTGGACGACTTCGAGTCGTCTCTCAAAGCGACGCTCACGCTCAGCTCGGAGCTCGACCGAGCCCTTGAGCATGCGACATCGATGCTCTACGGCGAGATGCTCGAGATCGAGTACGACGAACACAGCGAGGAGCAAGCATGACAATCACTTCACTTGAGCCGCTCGTGCTACCGATGCCCGAGCCTGAGGACGAGGTCGACGTCGACCCGTACCCCGAGTACGGCAGCCGCGACGAGTTCGAGCGCGCGCAATGGTTCGGCGATCGGGCAAAGCGTCCCGAGCCGATCTACGACAAGACTCTCGAAGACTTCTACGCCATCGGCGACGACGGCGAAATCCCTTTCTAAGGAAACGCAATGAGCTACGCGACCCTGGTACTTGGAGAGAGCGGAACAGGCAAAACTTGTTCGCTCCGCAACCTCGACCCAAAAAACACACTTTTGATCCAGCCGGTGCGCAAGCCGCTCCCCTTCCGCTCCACCGGGTGGAAGGAGATCAAGCAGAAGGGCGATGGGAACAACATCCTCGTCTGCTCGAACCCGCAGGCAATCATCAATTGCATGCACGCGAGCCCGTTCGACGTGATCGTCGTGGACGACTGGCAGTACATCCTCGCATCGATGTACATGGCTGCACGCAACGTGAAGGGGTTCGACAAGTTCACAGAGATCGGCGGGGCCGGATTCGACATTGCCAAGGCCGCCTCCGAGCTCGGTGAAAACAAGCGCGTCTACGTCCTCGCTCACACGACCTCTGATGAGTTCGGCAACACCCGTATCAAGACATTGGGGAAATTATTAGACGACAAGATCGTTGTCGAGGGCATGTTCACCACAGTCCTTCGGACGCACGTCGAGAACGGACGCTATCTCTTCTCAACTCAGAACTCAGGCTCAGACACAGTCAAATCGCCGATGGGAATGTTCTCGGAGCAGTACATAGAGAACGACCTCGCGGCAATCGACCGCGTCATCTGCGACTACTACTGCATTACTAACGAAAAGGAAAACGAAGAATGATCACTACCTTTACCATGAACCGCAAGTCTGCGGAAAAGGTTGCTGGTTTCAACGGCATCGACAAGTCCGGCAAGTACGTCGGCACCCTCACACAGGTTGAAGTCGCCGAAAGCAAGGCGGGCGCGACTTACGTTGAGTTCGCCTTCAAGGCGCTTCGCTGGACCGAGTGCGGTGAGGCCGCCGAAGAGCGCGGCGAGAAGATGGCCTTTATCCGCCTCTTTGTCTCCTCTCGCAACGGCGACCGGACCTTCGGGGCCGACATCATGGACGCGCTGCTTGCCGTGCTCAAGCTCGATAAGGTTGAGGCTACGCAAGCGCAGGTCTTTAACCGCGACGGCACGAAGCGCCCGGGCTATCGCATCGGCGCGCTCGAGGGCCAGACCATCGGCCTGCTCCTCCAGCGCGAGAATCGCGAGTATGAGCACGAAGGCCAGATCAAGACGACCTACCAGATGAACATCATCACGCCGTTCCATCAGGTTACTGGACAGAACGCAAAGGAAGTCCTGAACAACCTCGAGGCCAAGGCGGTCGAGGCTAAGTTCAAGAACCTGAAGGACAAGGAAGCCAAGCCCGTCACGCCGTCGGCTCCGGTTGCGCACCCCTACGACGACGCTCCGCTTGACGACAACCCGTTCTGACCATTTTCGTGACGCCACGAAAATGATCACTAGCCCTCGGCACTGCCGGGGGCTTTTTTTCAAGGATCAGCAATGAATTGGATTGAATGGAAAGGCGAAAAGGTCGGAGATATGCACAATCCCGTCTGCGCCTGTCTCATGACCTATATCGACAACAGATGTATCTACGCGATTCTGCCTCGCGCCTACTGCTGCACCGAGGGCGATCCGGAAGGGAAAGGATGGTGCTACTTTGAAGGCGACACAAGCCGGTATCACTCAATTACGTATCACGAATGCTACGGAAAGTGGGTGAAGGTCTTCGATCACACCAGGGGAGACAAGATCTTCTACTGCAAGCCGCACCTTCCAGACGGCACAAAGTTCGAACTGAACGACATCAAAAAACGGCAGTACAAAGGATGGGCGGTCGTGAAAGAAATGCATGTATTAAGGACAAGGAAGGACTAGCTTTGACAACGCGCCTCCGGCCGCCATCACGAGCGGCGGAGTTCCCCCGGTGGCGCATGAATGCTTTTTGACAAGCAAAGTCGATTGGAATATGGTTGCATAAGGAGTCACTAGCTTTCTCTCTCCCACCAATCAGACGCCATATAACTTTTCCATGAATATCAAAGAGTTAACAGAAAAAACAGCCCTTGCGGCGCCACCCTCACAAATGAGCACGAAAGTCAGCGTAAATCCAATGGAAGCTGGCCATATTTCGGCTTAACCATGTCTAGATGCTTGATGAAATCTTCCCAGTTCGATGAAATTTTCATCAAGCCTATGCACAACCCGATATGCTTGATTAGCTCTTGACGCCCATAATCAGCAGTCAGGTGTTGAAATAGCTTGTGGGGCTTTTCTACTTTTTTCGCTTCTTTTTTCAACGCATCTTTGATCCCTGGACCTAGCCTGTCATAGACAATGTTATTGGTTAGTGTCCCAAAGTATTGGGGTCGAAAATTCACCTTTTCTGGTGGATACGGTAAGCCTCGAAGTCTGAACATTTCTTGGTAAAAATCGGCGTCAAAAGTCTTGATGTACGGCTGAAGTTCTTTTGCCACATATGCCTCAAGAATTTTGGCAAGGGCATCACGCTCTCGATCTTTTTGGTACCCGGTTGCTTCATCAATTAGAGCTACGATCCCCACTCTTGCAAAACCTCGGATAAGAATTTCCGCCTTCTTCGCCTTCGGTAACTGCTGAGCCTGAAGTATTCCAGAATCGCGTGCTTCTAGCCATATTTCGCAAACTTTCGGAAGGATCTCGGCCTGGTAGCCAAAAAATGACTTTCCTCCGTCGTTGTATTCGACAGGGGTAAGGTCCCCGGGAGAAAATTCCTTATTTACCAAAGGGATAAGTGACTTAGATGCCAGAAACAGGGGCATAGGTCCCCCGACATCTTCTTCAATCTCTTTTCGAATCTTTCGCAGCTTCCCACCAGTTCCGCCTAGTTTTTCTTGAATATCGGATTCGGAGATCAATCTACGCCCATCGTCAAGGACGCAACAGTTGAAAGTCATGTCGGCTATGTGAAGACTGCCTTTGTATCCAGATTTCGGAAGGGAAGCAAGGTGCTTTTTCATTTGAGCCATCTTTCTCGCAAGTGCTTTACGCTCTTCTGGGGACCTCTTGGCGTTTGCCGCATTCGCGCCATTTGCCTTACCGTTCATACTCGAACTCCTTTAGCTTGTGAGTTGCAACACGCATTTGTTGCATTGAGAGTATAACAGACGCGGTGTGCTGGCGTATTGCCAAGCATGCGGCTTCGCTTTTGACACTCGCCTCTGTTTCGGGTATGCTTCCCGTGTCGACACCGCAACGGTGCGACACGGGCTTGGCGGCCCGAATACATTGGCGGATAGCCGCCTGTCGTTCGATGGAGCGGCATTTTTGTTGGCTATCCGCGATGGGGTCGTAAAACGCGACCCCATCCGCAAGTCTCCAATTCTGGGTAGGGCTTGCGGGACATCGAAAGATGTGCCAGTTTCCAATGTACTGGTCCGCCAACCCGCAAGTCCTCGCCCACCATCTTGGCGGATGGCACGAGGTTCTCAACCTTACATTGGAGACAGCAATGTCAATCGTTATCTCTAACGCCTTCACGGTCATCGAAGGTCGCCCCGTCACGTCCAGCCGCATCGTAGCCGAATACTTTGGGAAACAGCACAAAGACACGCTTCGTGCAATTCGCGACTTGATCGCCGACGCGCCTGAGCTAGAACGTAAGCGCAATTTTGCGCTCACGGAAGAAGAGCAAAAAATCGGCGCAACGACACGCAAGATCCCACTCTACTGGATGGACCAGAAAGGCTTCTGCATCCTCGCCATGGGATTCACCGGCGCGAAGGCACTCGAATTCAAGTGCGCGTTCTACGATGAGTTCGAACGCATGAAGAACGAGCTCGAGGCACCGACCACGATCACGCCCGCAGAGCAGCGAGCCATCCAGCGCGAAGTGGCCATCCGTGCACACAAGACCTCATCGAACTATCGGACGATCTACCGCGCCATCAAGGTACGCTACCAGATTGCCCGCTACGATCAGCTGCCGCGCACTCAGCTCGAAGACTGCCTCGACTTCATCAGAGAGGTTGAGCTCGACGTGCCCGAGGTGCCACACACCACGCGCCCCGACGACGGCGGCTGCCCGCACTGTGGCCTGCATCCTATCCCCGCGGGCTCGATCGTTCTCTCCGCGCGTGAGGCCGAAAACCTGCGGACTTTCGTCTACTACTGGCGATATCTCTTCCGCGAAGACCTCGAGACCGTCCTCAAGCTGATGCGTCTCCTCCAGTCGCCTTTCGCGCCTCGCTTCTACGAAGCCGTGACAAGCATGAACATTGGCTCCATCGAGGCCCTGCTCGAGCGCAACGGCTATAGCGTGAAGCAGTTGTCCTGCTATCGCGCCCTGACTGCTAGCTAAGCAATAGCCATCATCCAACCATTTTCTCAATCGGCCCTGCCCTAACCGGCGGGGCTTTTTCATAGGTACGCAAAATGAAACTCTACGAAATCGCACCGGCGCTGCGCTTTGCGCTGGATGACATCGTCGTCGACGAGGAGACTGGGGAAATCCTCTCTTCCGACGCGCTCCACGCCGTCGAAGCGCAGGCCGCCGAGAAGATCGAGGCCACGGCGCTCTACCTTCGCGAGCTCGATGCCGAGGCCAAGGCCGCCAAGGAAGAGGCCGACCGCATGCTCGCCCGCGTCAAGTCAATGCAGAAGCGCTCGGACTACCTCAAGGCCATGCTCCTCGATGCGCTACACGCGACCGGCAAGGTCAAGACTGGCCGCGTGACTGTGAGCATCCGCACGACGCAGGCCGTTCAGATCAACCAGGAGCAGGCGATCCCCGAGGCCCTCACGACGAAGAAGATCACGATCAGCCCGAACAAGGTGCTCATCAAGGAAACCATTTCCGCCGGCGGCTGCGTCCCCGGCTGTGAACTGATTGAGCGCGAGAGCGTCAGCATCCGCTAGGCAGAAACAGGAGGTAGCCATGACCAAGACACAAACACCCGCAAAGCTGCTCCTGCGCTACCTATGGCCGCGCATGCAACGCGGCGAGCGGCACTTCGTCATCGAAGACACGCAACTCGCCTTCAGCCAGACAGCGCAACAGTTGAGTAAAGCCGTCCGACGATTCAACGAGTCAGGACATGAGCTCAACTGGCCTGGCTTCCACTTCTCGGCCAAGGTGCTCGACGTTTACAAGCTCGAGATCAAGGCCGAGCGAGAAGCCGACCCTGCGCCGGAAGGATCAATCCCTTTTTAAGGAAGTAAAGATGAAAGTCAAGATTAAGAAGCTCAACCCGGACGCGAAGATGCCGACGCAAGGAACGGACGGAGCGGCAGGGTTCGACCTCTACGCTACCAAGGGCACCATGCTCGTTCGAGGATATCCGCAGAAGGTTCCGACCGGACTGGCATTCGAAATCCCGCCTGGATATGTCGGGGTCGTGTACAGCCGCTCCAGCACGGCAATGAAGGGGATTGTCATAACGCCGCTTTTAGTGGATGCCGACTATCGAGGCGAGGTTTTCGTACTGGCAAACTATCTCTGCACGGATTCTGTATCGTACAAAGTCAAAGCGGGCGACCGCATTGCCCAGATGCGCATCGAGAAGCTCGTTGACACCGGATACGAATGGGCTGACGAGCTGAGCGAGACCGCGCGAGGCGCGGGTGGATATGGATCTACAGGAGATTAAGGAATGACGATCAGTGAACTAATCGAACTTCTTCAGGAGATTATGGAAAAGGAAGGCGACATCGTGGTGCAGTACGTGCGCAACGACAACGGCGACCCCCTGCACGGTGAGAAACGTGTCTATGGCCTCGAAGTTCGGCCTACCCCCTACGGCAAGGTCGTCGTGATCTGGTAAGGAGGACGAATGAAATACAGACTCAAAGACCGTGGGCTTCAGAAAAAGCTCGACGAGATCAGCAAAGGCGACTTGTCGGATGCTCTCGAAGTTTGCTCAGCCGCGGTTGCGTCCGCCCTCAAAAGAGGAAAGCCAACAACCATATGGTTCGGTGTTCAACCCCAGCTCTCGCTAGAGATAACGTCCGACATGCTCGAAGAAGTGCGCGAGTACGACCCGCACAAGTGGAACGAGTACCCGGAGGTGACGCCGCCGGAAGGCGTATGGATGCGGTGCGAGACCGACGTAAATGCAATAGGGCACAAGATTCGACACGTTGCGAAGTTTGATGGGCGTGAGTGGCGTGACTACCTGTCGAAACAAGTCGTAGTTCACCGATTCCGCTCGTGGGACAACCCGGAGGACGATGAATGAAGCCCGAAAAAGCGCATCGACGCCATGCGCTCTTCGCGTTGGAAGCCATCGAGGTATGCGCCACGTCGTGTCGAAAGGGTTGGAAGGGTCGACCCCCTCCGACCATGGAGGAAGTCGACGACGCTATCCGCAAGTTGTCTTACTGCGTCGGGACGCTGAAGGACTATCGCTCGATCCGCATTCAGATGGAAAAGGAGAAAGACGAATGACAGAAACCGAAATTGTCGTGCAAGACATCCGCCGAGAGCTCCGATGGTCTTTCCGCGATCAGTCGGTCGCCAACCTCCTCGGCCTCGCAAAGCGACTCATCGACAACAAGGACACAGCCAGCATCGCAGACGCGGTGAGGAAGTACACGACAGTGCTTTCCGCCGCGAGGCAGAGCGCAAACCCTGCCGCACTCGAGCGCGTGAAGGTCTCTGCATACATGCTCACTCACGCACTGCGCGACTGGGAGTCGGCGCGATGAATGCAATCCAGAACCATGCCCTGGCACAGGGCTTTTTTATCTGATCACACATGCCAGTAAGCAAAAAACCACGGAAGAAAGGACAGCGTGCACGAGACCTCGCCATCCGAAAGAAGTTCGCGCAGGGCAAGTTCAAGGACGCGGACGACGCGCGCAGGACAATCGCAAGTCTCGAGCACCAGAAAACCCGCCAACGACGACGCTGTGAACAGCTTGGTTGGCTGCTTGGCTTTCAGGAGAAGGACTCTCTGCTCGAGGCATTCACGCTCAGTTTCTTCGCGCTTGAGCGTTGGCCGACCACTACGGACTACTCGGACTTCAACCAGATCAGCAGCACGCTAATGCTCGGGGCGCTCTGTCACAAGTGTCTCGGCGTGGTCGAGCAGGATTTGCTCGAGGACATCCAGCACGCGGCCTTCATGACTGTCGTCTGCGCCCGCCTGCGCAATCACCGCAAACCGATCCCGCCAGCAAATCTTGAGCCTGTAAAACACGGATTGATCGTTGCGCAGGACCTCATGGAGTACGCCTACGAGCACGAGCGTCAAGCGCTGATCAACGTGCTCAAGCACAACACGCATGAGACGTTGGACGAGACGCCCGGCTTGAGAGAGGCGCACGAGCGATTCATTCTCGGGCGTCACTACGAGACGGTTCGCGGCTGGGAGCTCGAGGACGACTCGCTTGAAACCGCCATGAAGACGGGCGAACTGCCCGAACCAGAGGAACGAAATGACTACTTGGAACAGAGAGGAGGAGAGAGATGATCTGGATGACCAAAGTCGAACTAGCGCAGTACCTCAAGAGGTCGACGCGAACGGTTGAAAGGTGGGTAGTGCAGCAGAAACTGCCGCCCGGTTGGCGGCAGGCGGACGGGTTCATGCGCTGGCGCAAAGATATCGTCGACCAGTGGCTCGAGGACTGCGAGCCCTACGCGAAGAGATGCCAGAAGCTCTTGAAGCTGAGAAGCGCGATGCTGTAA